GTTGCTTCGAGGAAGTGACTTCTTTTCAAATCAGTGGGTTTCTCCACCTCCATTGGTTTATTCTTTCTCTTTCACATGTCTCGTTCAGTTTCCTTACCGTATTTTTCAATACATTTCAGGTGAGCTTCTCGAACCCGAAACTTAGATCATCTCTGACCCAGGTCTAAACATGTTACTCCAGATGTCAAGAACCGTATCGATACATTACCGTATGTACCGTTTCGGCTCAATTTCCAACAAGGGTGTCCACTTCTTCTCAGGATTACCTTAACTCCAATTCTTCCACTCTGTAAACAGATGATGAAACAATCCGTACCCTTTCGGTAGGTACGTAAGTCGGGGATGCCGATCTGAATGAACTTTCACTTTCCGATCCTCGAAACAACAACACATCAGATGTTTCCGTCTCGCACGGTGCTCAGTTTATGCTCCTGAACTAGAGCCACTTTCTTCTCCTCTCAACCTAATCCCAATCTCCTCTCATCTTCTTTGTCTCAGCAGAACTACTGCTGGATGACGTGGACGTCACCTTTGCTCTCTGTCGCATCGCGGCGATTCGCCGCTTCGCTTCCTTTGCCGGAATCGGCCTAGCGATACACATCAGACATGGTCCTACTGCTTTCTTAGCAGGGTGCCACTCTAGTGTCTCGTTCGGGTCGAAGACCGCCGCAAAAAGCGGTGCCACTGTGATGAGCGCGTTCGTAAAGTTCGCAACTCCTTGCAGTGAATACAGAAAGTTGGTGTAGAGTCTTTGAAAGGACTCCGTCACTTCAACCAGAAAGTTGTTTGCAGACGTGAAATTGTCGACCGACATAACCACACCGCCAACAGCATTGTTGACGGCTGACCACCCAACGGTGGTCTGGTTCGCATCGATCATGTCACTCTGTGTTCTGCCAGCTGCCCACGCTCCAGCCTTGAGAGCAAGGTTGTATATGCCGACGCGGTTGAACTGAAGGAAATTTTGGCCTACCTGAACAGGTAAGTCTCCATATCTTTCGGATCCCACGAAGGGGGTCTCAAGAGTCCCTCCGGCGACATGTATACCCATGAACTCGGCTTCCGCGTTTTCCGCGATGTGAGCAGCAGGATTGATGAGATCAATCTCGTAGTCCACGAACAGGTAACCCAGTTCCCCAGGGCTCTCTCCCACAGTGGTAGTTGTACCATAGAGAAAGTTGCCCAAGTCATACAGTTTGATATCAGTGTCAGGCACCGTGCCCGCTCGGATAAAGCGCACTTCTGAAAGCGCACTCGGTTGCACATCTAAGTTGCAATCCATCCAAGTGTTCACAGCACAGGCATTCTGAAACGACAGCATGGCGGGAATGCTCTCTGGTAAATCATCAGAGGCATCGGGATCAACAGCGAAAGCTGTGGTACCATTTGTGGCCGTCGACACAGCAGGAACATATCGAAATCGGAGCTTCCTGAACCGGTACTTCTCGAAATTGACTGCAACATTGTGCAGCCACGGGAAAAGAAAACCGAGTCCGGGGTTGATGCTCGCGATAAAGATCGAAAAATGTCCTGATGACGACGAGAATGATTGGAACATCTCGGAATGTTTCACCGAGACGGACCCATTCGACCGGAGGTTTGAGAAAACCGCTTGTCGCGTATGGGATTTGGTTCCTCGCGCCACGGGGGCAGCACGAGTTGAGGTGGACGACGTCGTGACGGCCGTCCTCGAAGACTTCTTGCCTTTCGACAAGGTGCTCTGACGTTTCATTCGTCAGGTCGGGTACAGTATTCGGATATACTGGGGCTCGACACGGGATACTCTGAGCCATGAGGACTGTACATTGCTAAGCAGAAGTCAGACAAGTCTGACCACTCTAGCCGTGCAGTCTCTCGGCATTTAACGATTTTCATCGAATTTAGCACGGAACTATTAAGCGCGAATGTGCGCACCGTTTTGGCTAGTTAACAGAGCAACCCCGTTCCATCTCACTGCTACAACCGGGGCTCAGCGCGTAACTCGTAGAACAGAGTTCGTAGATCATGGATCAACTTATCTGCTTCATAGAGCGCGCGGTCGGCCGGGAACCTGTGTGAGATGGCTCGTACCCTCAAGAGGGGGGGACAGTTTGGTAGGCCGTAGGCAACGAAACGAGCGTTCCACAACGCTTGAATTTGACCGACGGTGAGAGACTTGATCTCGTGACGGCGACCTTTCGTGTGTTTCAAAACACTCCGAATTTGATCGAAGAGGGTGACACGTTTCTTGATCTGCTCCTGATTCAACAAGACTGGGTCTGTTGAAGCTCGTGCAATCAGTGAGAGGCGTATCAGCCATCCGTCATCAAGCTCTTCCCTTGCTTCTTCCTGTAGTGGCCCTTCTGAGGGGACCAGCTTCCAGTTTGCAACGGCGCCAGGTAGTTTACCGACGAGTCTGACAGTGGACTTGGTCGCGCCAGCCGCATACAATCGCAATTTTGGATCGTTCACGAACATGGCAGCAACCCGTCTCTGCTGTCGAGTAACTCGGAGCGAGGAAGGGGGTTCGGCCGACAAGCCGTAGCCACCCGCGCAGACAGGAAGGTACCAATTTGGTTTAAACCCTCCCTTGAACTCCTTGTCAAAACGACCGAAGATCGCTGGGACCGCAGCTGCGGACCAAGGGCAGAGTCTGATCATTTCAGAAATGTCGCGACCCAACTCAGTTGGAGTCGCTTCAGACTTCCCGCCTTTTAGCGATTCGACGGTCATGAACTTGAGATTCAAGTATCCGACGCGCACCATCTTCCGATTTTTCAGCACAAATGTCTGCGAGTTGATCTGACAGAAGTGTTTGCAAAGATAATTCTTGCCCACACTCTTTGTGAAACCGACTTCAGACGCGTTCGTGTAGAACATATCGAAGAATTCCTGGTCTGCCTTGAAGAGAATGTCGTCACCATTGACGATGACTGC